TATTGGTTATTTCCTCCAGTATGGCGGTTACTGGATCACCGCCATTGGCAATGGTGGCATTGATACTTTCGACATAGCCACGGAAGGTTTGCACCATATCCCCCAGCTTGCCGACAGTCCCACGAACATCAAACACAGAATCCAAGATGTTCCCGATGCCCACCAAGGAATTTCCGGCCATTTCCTCCAGATTGGCAAATGCGGCTTTCAGCGTGCCATTCATATTTTCGGTGGCGCCCTTTGTCCGCTTTTCAATGCCATCGTACAGAGCATTAATGGCATCCTGTGCCAGTTGCCCCTTGGAGCTCATCTCCCGCAGTTCCGCGACAGGTTTTCCCATCGCTTCGCTTAGCAGCTGCCAAGCAGGAATCCCATCATCATTCAGGGCGTTCATGTCTTCGGCATTGATGCGCCCCTCAGAGGCCATCTTTGTCAGTGCATCTGTACAAAGGCCAATTTGGTTTTCCGTCAGGCCGAAAGCCGAGGCCGCATCAACAATCATCCGCATCTGTCCGATTGCTTCATCTGCCGATGCGCCCACGTTTATCCATTTGCGGGCCATGGGAATCAGCGCAGAGCCGCTGAACGCCGATTCCTCGCCTAATTTCTGCATGGAAGCGACCAGCTTCTGCATTTCCTGGGTACCCACCTGGAAAGTCAGGCCTTTTTGGAGGACTTCCATATCAGCAGCCGCTTTTAGGGCAGACTTGCCGATTTCTGCGATGGTTCCCACAGCAAATGCACCGGCCAGCGCCGCTTTGACATTGCCAATGGCCGATGTCAGTTTGCTCATCCCCTGAGCCGCCCGCTGGGGGCCGTCATTATTGCCCAGGTCCTGTAGCTCCCGCTGAAGTTCTTCCAGCCGTCGGATAGCCTCGGCATTATCTGCCGTAATAGTAACTTGTATTCTATGCTGTGCCATTCCGCCGCCTCCTTTCCTGCTCTTCCGCAAATTTCATCAGACTATTGGCCTGCTCCTCACTAATCTGAGAATCATCCCTGAAGTCATCCGGTAACAGTTTCCTGACAGTAACTGGATGCTTGGGATGTCCTGCGGCATTGATGATTGGTGCCGTAACAAAGTTCGCATAGAAAATACGCTGCTGCTTCATACGTTCCTCATAGCCGCTGATTCTCATATTCAGCTCATAGGGAGTGAGCTGGCCAATCTCATCCCCCGTCAGGTTCAAAACGCCGTAACAAATAGGCAAAACATAGGTCAGATAATCATTGAATGATTTTATTTCGTGGCCTTGGGTTTTGCCTGTTTCACGTTTTTTGGGGTGCTTACCGGGTCACCGTCCTTATCAACAAGACCAGCTTTGTCGCACATTCTATGCGCAAACGTATTGCCAAGGAAACCGGACAGGCCAATCAGCGCCATAAACAGCAAAGTAAAGTCGGCCATGCCATTTTCCATTTCACCGATGGCCTGCTGTGCCAGTGCTCTGGCCTCCTCACGTTCCATGCGTTCACCACCGCCCTGCAGGGCAATCTGAAACCCGTCCAGCAGCAGGCTGATTTTCGGTATCTTATTGCTCATCACCAAGGATACAAGGGATTCACCCGCATGGGCTTCCAACTGTTCGAGTCCAGAAAGAGTAAAGGCGAGAAGGTGTTCCTTCCCGCCAATCTCTAAATGAACCCGACGCGAAATACGGTCGTAATACATTTAGATACCTCCACTATTCATTAAAGCGTTGCTGCACCGGCTTTTACATCATCAATGCTGGAAAGACCGGTATAAAAAGTCGGTGCGCCGATGCCTGCCAAGGTGACCGAGAACGTTGCCATATCATCATGCGGCGTGCTATCGGAAAGTTCCGTGATGTTGTACCAGTTGCGGTCTGCGGTGCCATTGGCAGCATAGCGGCAAAGGTCTACAGCCTCGCCCTTAATAAAGGCATCCTTCAAGGCAGTATAGCCTTCATCCGATTTACAGATAATCCCTTCCAGCGAAAGCTCCGTGCTCTTGATGCCGGCATAGGTTTCGCCCCAGCCATTCGAGCTCTTATTCGAAGCGTCAATGGAATCTGCACTCATATCAAAATCCGCCGTTGTCTGTCCACCAATAAGCGTCCAGGACGGCGCATCGTAAGTAGCCGTTGTGGTATCGCCATAATTGATATACAGCAGAACTTCTTTGCCCTGCAGCTTATCCGCTGTCGCTTCACGTTTTACACGTCCATTCGGCATTTGTTTCACTCCTCTTCATATTTCACAATATAAGTTATCACTGCGGTACCAATATTGGTCACGCCCTTAGCTGTGCCAAACACAATGGATTCCACATAAGAATCCTGCGCCCAGTCATCGAGCCGGTATTCTTCGGCCAAAACCTTCCGCACAGCCATAGCGTAATCCTCAACCAATGTCGTATTGGTATCGCCCTTTGCATTCGGACAAATAATCTGCAGGCCAAAAGTGGCTTCCGCAATCCGTTCGTCCTTGTCGTAGGGGCTGTATCGGACCTCATCACAGATGATGAAGCCCGTCAGCTCTTTAGGGAACGTCGCCCCCATAATCGATACTTTCCATGGAATATCCGGAACCCTGTCTTCCAGTATCGCCAACAGGGCATCCGTAATCCTTCTAAGCGATGCCGGTTCCATCATGCACGGGACAGGCGAATTATCCCGACACCACCTTTTCCTGCGCCACTTGTGTTCTCCACGGCAAAAGAAGCATAGTCAAGCTTTGCCTCAAGTTTATCGGCCAGCTCATTATAGAGCTTGTATTTTTGCAGATAGATATCCTCGGAACGATTTCCATCCACCATGACCGTAGAGTCAGAACCGACCATAGCCAGCGCCCTGGTTTTATATGCCACTACCACGCCGAACCGTTTAATGATTTCAGAGCAGGGAATGGCGATTTCATCTTCTGCCAGCCCAAAGCCAAGCGCCAGCGTTTCCAGATAGCTGTTGGCATAGGTAATATCCGACTCCTCACAGGTCAGTATATTGTCCGTGGAGCAATCCTCAACTGTGATAAACTCCAATGCCATAAGCTCACTCCTCACCAGTTCCTTATCACATGGTCAAATCGCGACACAATGGCAGTTTCTTCCGCCTCCAGCGCATCATAAATAAATGGGTCTTCCGCTGTCCCCGGATGTTGTACACGCCGGGCAAAGGCAAAGCCGGAACCTGTCGGCCAGCGCAAAGCAAGTTTTCGCCTTGGCACGATGGTATGCGGCCTGGTGCCCTCATGCAGATAAATTGTTATCAGGCGGGTAGTTCCGACCTCACCGCTGACGCCTGTTGCGGTAACCTGTACTGGAGATGCCTCTATCGACCGTTCCGCTTCTCCCGTACGTGTCGTAAACCGATGATGAGCCCTTGCCCGCTCATGCACATCCCGCAAAGAAATCTGCATGGCCTGCTTCAGGTCTCTTTTCATCTGGCCATTGAGGTTCCGCAACTGACCAGCGACTATTCGCGCCTGCCGTGTGTCAATATGGAGTGACATGGCCTTATCTCAGGTTACAGGTCAGTACAGCCAAGGCTTTCGGCTGCACCGTCACCGAACCATAGACCAGCTGGCCACGTACAGCATCCGAGAAGGTACCTTCCAAGCGAAGTGCTTCTGTGCTGAGAATCTGCTGAGCGTAGGAAATGCCCTGCCGCGTGCCGGCCATTACCTTATACAGCGTGCCCTCTGTATTCGGTACGTTGTTGGACTGGTAAATGTCAAAACCTGCCGCCTGACCGATGAAACCATTCGCCAGTACGCTGTCGGTCTTGCTGGTGCCTGCTGCCACAAAGCGGGAATCCTTCAGCATGTAGGCATAGAAAGCCGGCGGCACCACGACAAAACGGCCCGTGCTCTGAACATTCTTTTCATCCAAGGCCGTACGCAGGTCAACCAAAGCCTCATAGGCCTTATTGGCAGACGTGATGCTCTCAGGCGTGGTATCATCGCCAATCGTATTGGTAACATCGGTGTAATGGGCAGCGATATGCTTATCTACCACATCGCGCAGTGCATAGGAGGCACGCGCCATGGCGCCATCGACCAAATTCACATTGGCCTGTACCTGGTCGATATCCTCCACCTTGAAGGCAAAATACTTCGCCTGGTCGATGGTCAGCGTCGTCGGCGTACCATCTACGCTTTCATACGTGATATTGGAGCCCTTAGTGTAGTTATTCACCGTGATATCGCCAATCTGATTGATTTTCACCGTATCGCCCTGATTGCGGATATCTCCTTCGTAGTCACGATTTACGAGATTGCCATAAACCAAGGCTTTATCCAAGTGTTCGAGAAGGCGTGCTTCCCAAATCTGAGGTACAAAAGTAGAAATAGCCATTATTTGTCAACTCCTTTACTAATCTCGTCCCAATGAGCATTGATTTCCTCACGGGACATGCCCTTCAAATCCTCCATTGAATACTGCTTCTTGCCGCCAGTATTCATATTGGAGCCTGTCCCTGTCTGCATGTCGTTTTTGACCGCCCAGGGATTATCCTTCAGCCAGCCGGCCACACCGTCCTCCAAGGAAAGTTCTGTGTCACCATTGCGGTAGACAACCGTATCATCATCCTTCATGGAGATGT